GATATCCAATAATGAACCGCACCTAACGCAACAACATTGATTCCGATCCAAACAATCCAATCTGTTCGACTGGCAGGTTCGGCATCTGGTAGGTCTTCTGCTGATGGCATGAACATCATCACCCAACCGATTGCGATTAGTGCTGTTGTCCAACCTATTTTGATTCTGTTTCGCTCCATGTTTCCTCCTTGTAGTAGGTGATACAAAGGTAGGACATTGGTGGCACCTAGTGGTGGATGGTCACCAACCGCCAGGTGGGGGAGTCCAAGGTTGCCAGCCTGCGATCTTGAACAGAACAAATCCAGCCTTGAGGTTGGTTAGGGCATCGAGCAGTGGGGCTTGTTCGCAGGCAATACCGGCAAGGCAGACCGCAGCTCGGTCGTTGCGTTCAAGGTTGTAGTTGACACCGTTGATCTGAAGCAGACCTGAGTCAGACTTGTTGGTTGCTTTGGTGTAGCCCGTGATGTTGCAGTTCTTGTCAACGATTGAGGAGCCGATACGGTTCGGGCATCCACCAGATTCGCGGAGGATGATGTGACCTAGTTTCGACCAGGTCTTTCGTGGCCATCCTGCTTCTGCTGCGAGGATGGGGAGCCAGCTGATGTCGCCGTGTTGGAACACGATGCGAGGCTGGTCTTCTTTGAGGTGGCGTGGGATGCTGGTGTGGGTTGGGTGGGGTTCGGGGGCTTGGGTGGCTTTCGCTACTCCTAAGCCGAAGGTGAGTGAGGATATGGATATGACGATTGCGGTGATGCGTTTCAATAGGTTGCCTTCCGTTTGTCCGATATATAACCCGCACCCAAGGAGGGGAGATGCGGGGGATGTTCCATGCGCCCGCCGAGGTCGCAGAACGATCCGCTTCTCAGCCTAGTCGGTGGGGTGCTGTGTTCGGTAGTACAGGTCTAGTGCTTGTTTGACTATTTGGGCTTTGGATTCGTCTTGCAGACGGGCTTCGACATCAAGCCAGTGCAGGGTTTCGTGTGATAGTCGGATGGTCAGTGTCGGATATTTGGTCATCGTGCGCTCCTGCATGATTCACAGATGGTGTGGTCAAGACCGACAAGTTCGGAGAACTCGGTGGCTTCTTTCTGTGTCATCTTGACCCATTGGGTGCTTGATGTGGTGATGGTCTTGCGCGATTTGTTTGTGGATAGTTTGGTTGATGCTTCAAAGCCGATGTGGTTTTGGCATGCGATGCGACCGTTGAGGTCTGACCAGAATGATGTGGTAGCCATCAGTTGCCCTCCTTTGCGTTGACACTTGGTGCCATTGAGTAGCTGCCGAGTGGGTAGCAGTATTCAACACCGTCACGAACCTTGATTCCTACACGCTTGAGTTCGTTGTAGTAGCTGAGTGTTACAAACTTTTCGGTGCGCTTCACAACCTTGAAGCGGAATACACAGTCGTAGTCACAGAGTGAACGTGTGCTGAGTTCCTGACCGATTTGGAACTTTGTTGTTTCGGTGGTCATCACAGCACCACCGTTGTGTTTACAACTTCACCGTCAACGATGAGCAAGTTTGCGTAGTAAACTTTCTTGCCGTTTGGACGCTTGATGCCTGCGAAGTGTGTCCAACCGAGTTGGGTGACGAAGTTTGTCGAGTGTTCTTTGATTTCTACAACTTCCCACTTCTGGCCTTTGTTGCTGAACTGAATTGCTTTCATGATGTCCCTCCTTTGAGACTCAAGGTATTTCCTTGATGAGTTCAATCTAGGGGCATTGTAAGACAAATGCAAGTCAATTCTAAGATATTTTTTGAGCCTTACTGGGTAAGGGTTTGCGGGCTACAGACCTGAATCTTGCGAACCATTGCCACAGGAATGTGCAGAATATGGTCTAAATCGTCATCAGCTGTGCGGGACTGGAAGACGGTCACATGGTCAGCCTTGCCACCATCACTAGTCGCCAACAGGAACCCGCACGTCTGAATGAGGTATTCGTCTTGGTCGATATCTGAGATTGGTGTCCAGCCAATGCCACCAGAATGCGTGTCAGCCCACGTCACCAACACAATCGGATTCATGGCTTGCCTGCCAAATAATCTACGCCACGCCACCTAGCCCAGCCGTCACGGATGGGTACAAGTTCAAGGTTGAAGTCGCCGTCACCAGGTTCATACTCGACAACTGCAACACCCTGTTGCCAGTCTTCTGACCGGTACAACGGTCGTCCGTCGAGATCGTGGCCTCCGCGTGTTGACGGTACCGCGCCGTCACATCGAGCCAAACATCCAGGTGACGCAGCGAGGATTGTTCTTGCACCGTCGTAGTCATCCCTAGTCCTCTCAGCCCATTCGCGCCGATGGATGTGGCCGAAGATGACTGAGGTCTTCTGGGTTGCCAAATACTTGTGGGCAGTCGAGCCACCTGATGCGACCTTGTCGCCGTGAATAACGTGCAAGCGTTCGTTCACCCAATGCACCCCTGTTGGGTAGCCGCTCAGATACTCCACCTCAGACTCGTCAAGCCTGCACAGATATGGCACTGACATCACAGGCCAGTCGTGCGGTGTGTGTCCACGTCGAAGCCCGAAGGCTGCGGAGGCTGAGTCAAGGATCATGTTGCCGAGGCGTTCTTCGTGGTTGCCTGCTATCCAGATGATGCGGGCTTTCGGTGCGAGCGTTCTGATCTGGGCGCATAGTTCGGTGGCACGGTCAATGGCGGCTTGGGTGGTGCGGGCGAACGCTGGGGTGTAGCGGTATTTGCCAAACTCGCAGAGGTCTAGGTTGTCGCCTACGAGTACGACTTGGGAGGGTTTGGCTGCTTTGACGATGGCTAGTGCGCAGGTGATTGCATCCTCATCGTGGATGGCTTCTAGTGTTCCGTTGGCTTGGTGGAAGTAGCCGATCTGCATGTCAGGCAGAATCACAGCCTTCTCGTAGACACCGACGGTGGGTGGTTGGATGTTGAGTTTGGGGACTGCGTACCGTTTGCCTGGTGTTACCACTGGCCATGCTGGGGTGATGCCGTTGCGGATGGTGTCAGCGAGCGACATTGGTTGCCCGATATCTGGTGATGATTGAGCCGTGAAGTGTTATCCCTCGCGCTTGGAGGGCTTTGATGATTTGGGCGGGTGTGATCGTTGGGTCGATCAGGGCTTCTAGTAGGTCTTTGCCGTCTTGGTCGTTGAGTCCAGCAACGATTTCGCTGATTCGGTCACGCCTTTTTTGCGGGCTTTCTTGCCGTATTTCGTTGAGAAACTTGCCCACTGTTTGTCCCCTTGAGATGCCAGTCGATGTGTGAATCCAACTTAGTGTCGATCTTGTCCACATTTCCACCGATGGTGCGAATTGCTTCCATCACCGTTGCGTGGTCATCATGGTTCTCTTTGCGGAACGCCATCATCAGCGTTGTCAACACGGTGCCAACCAAGCCGATCAGAGCTGCGAGAACGATTCCCCAGTCCATCATGCGGGCTTGGACGCTTCGTAATCGAGGACGGCTTGAGGCATGGCTTGACCTTCAGTGAATCGAATGTGCCAAGGCTCAGCACCAGGCATCTCCACAACCTCATGGCTGAAGCCGAAGCGTTGCTCGTTGGCAAGCAGCCAGTCCATCACTTTCTTGTTGCCGGTGTTCGCAATGTCAATGGCGATCCCCAGCATGTGACGTGAGCAAGTCTTCGGGTCATCGTTAGGTGCAGCGAGTGGGGCGTTGCCTGGCTTGAGATACCACTTCTCACCGTTCCAAGTGCGTGTCGAGGCATTTGGCAGAGGGGTCTTGCTGTACCTAGTCACGAATCCAGCGCGTTGCTGTTCGATGCTGCGGAAAGTGTCGCCGCTGGAAGTCGGAGTCAACTTCACACCATCAGCCTTGGCGGCTGCAATCATTGCTTCAACTGCACGAGCTGCACAATGGTGCATCATCCCGCCACAAGAAAGGCGACGCAACATCGGTGTCGTGATCTCAGACGGCTTCTTGCCTTTCAGATGTTCACAGAACTTGATCGGCACCACAGGCCAAGGCATCTTGGTCATGGCTACTTCTTCTTTGCGCCGAACGCCTCGTTGATTTCTTCAATCGTCAACTGACCATCGAGAGAGGCTTGAGCCAACTTCTGCACAACAGTGGCGACAGCTGCGAACCCAGCCAACACAGCCGACTTCCATATCTCTAGTTCCGGTGCGATCACAGCAGAACCACCAACAATGGCGAGGGCTGACGAGAGGAACACAGCCACAATACGGCCAGCGACATCTTGCATCTTCTTCATGACTTGTCTTCTTTCTTGGTTAGTGCGCCAACCAAATGAAGAGCCAATGTCCCAACCGTCACCCAGATGGCAAGTTGCTGGGTGAACCCAGACAACGTGCCAATCGTGATGATGGATGCGCCGATAGTCCAGAGGAGTGCGTGAATCTCGCCCCAGAATCTCATTGTCGTCTCCGTAAAGTAGGCGCAGGACTTGCCGCTAATAGTACCGCACCCAACGCAACTAACGCACGACGCTCAGACACAGGGATGCGCGAATCGAACGGAACATAACTATCGGCGAACCCTGAGAAGATATTCAACACCGACTCAAACGCTTGACGCACCGAAGGAGGTGCATCTTGAACCGCAGCCACAACCTCAGCAGCTTGCTCCACAGACAACTCATCTGTGCTGATCTCACCGAACAATGCTTCAGCCTGGTCACTGGTGATGGCGGCCAAGACGGCGGGGCTGGAGACGAATGCGGCGGCTTGGCTGGTGTCTAGGTCTTTGGTGATGAGGTCGTCGACTAGGGCAACGATTTGTTCTTCGGTTGCTTCTGAGAGCTGTTCGATGACGGCATCAAACTGTTCTACGGTCAGGGCTTCTTTCACGTCTGGTGGGGCTGGGGCGGTGTCGGGTGGCGGTGGCGCGGTGTCGGGGATTGGGAGCGTCTCGGGGGCTTGTGGCGCGTCTGGTGGGCTTGTGTCGTCAGGCAACGGTAGGGTGATGGCTGGTTCTTCTACCGTGTCGGGAGGTTGTGATGCTGTTTCTGGTGGAATTGGTTGTGTCTCTGGTGGTGTGGGTTCCGTATCTGGTGGTGCTGGCATCGTTGTGGGTGGTGGCGGAACCGTTGCAGGTGGCTGCGCTACTGGTGGCGATTCGGGTTCTGTGGTGGTCGTGGTTTCAGGCACCGTCGAGGTGGTCGTAGTTGAAGACGTTGTTGATTGTTGTGGCGTGGTCGTCGTTGATTCTGTTGATGTTGTTTGGGGTAAGGAAGAAGTAGTTGACTCAGCCACAGTCGTTGTGGACACATCGGTTGTCGTTGAGGCCACAACGCTTGTGGTGAACGCTTCGTCCGGCACAATCTCCCAGTCGCCGTTATCAATCTTCCAAGCCAACATCAGGCATGCACCACCGCCATGCTCATACGCAAAGAGTTGAAGCGGGACACTTGCAGCCTGAAGGCTGAGATTCCCAGACATCGTCCAGGTGCAGCCCTGGTCATACCAAACACCAAACGTGTTGCCACCAATCGTGATCTCACCACCATCATCCGAAGCCAACATGAACTCAATCGACTCATGCACAGGGATCGAGATGAATCCCGTTAGATGCACCATGAACAGATCATCAGGACAACCCTCAACAGGCTCACCGTCATAGCTGCGGTTGATGTTGTTCTCCAACTCACTCGCACACAACGTGTACAACGAAGTTGACTGCTGAGGCGGTATCTCGTCTATGACGTAGTAAGAGGCATCCAAGCCTTCAACCGCATCAGCACGAGCAACGAACGGAAAGAAAGAAAGTAGAACCGCAGGGAGAACTATCAGCCAGCGTGTGAACCGCACATCACTCAGCCGAGTAATGCGGCGGCTTCATTTGCTGTTAGTCCAAGTTTGTCGAGGACTGCTTGCCGTGAGGCTGCTTTAGCGGCTTGTGCTTCGGCTTGCGTTTTGGCTTCGTCAGCGTCCGTTAACCATTGTTCATACTCGCTATCGGTCATTTGTCGTTTATTTTGACCGTCAAAAATATTTGGTTTTGTCATAATTTAACTTTCTGAGTATCCGTAAACTCGATAAACCCCTGTAAGCGACGACGCAACGCTAGAAATCAAACTAAAACTATCCATTTGTAATGCTACTGCATTGTAATACTGACCATTTATTGAACGACCTTTAATACCCGCTGGCGCGACGCCGTCAGAACTAACCATACTGCCTTGAATATTTTTGTAACTTGATGAAACTTGTGGCGAAATAAAATCAAGCACAAGCGACATTTGCGAATTGCTTTGACCTAATGCAAACGAAGTTGAAGCATTGTTTAACAAATTTGCTGTATTACCAGCAAAATCTAGACCTGTGCTCATTTGGTAATAACCGCTATCGCTTCTGTCTGTTCCGGATACCCTCACTCGACCGGTCAAAGTAGCAAGACTTGTTACCGCGGTTACTTCTAAAATCATTCTGTAATTTCTATAAGTGCTTGTAAATGTGTTTGTAGCCAATGAAACACTTGTCGCGGCAGCAAATGTTCCGCTTGTAACAAAATTAAAACCACTAGTGCCTACTGACTGCCACGCCGCACCATCATAATACTGCGTCGTATTTGAATCCTCAAGATAAGCGAACTGGCCTTCTGCCAAAGTCTTCTCGCCACTACCGCCGAAAGCGTCATTGCGTGTCGCTGTACCGCTGAATACCGGTATGCCATTTGAAAGCAGATTTTGATTTGCTGCGGTCAAAACTTCCGCTGATGCGAAAGTCGGAACCTTAGTCTGTGCATTTGCGCCCATGATGCTCCTATCCTAGTCCAACGGTTGCGTCGTCAAGTTGCGACGTGTCAAGTATAAACGCTGTGATCAAATCAATCTTGCCGAAGCCGATATTCACTTCATGTCTGGCAGGGCTGAGGCGATGTTGGATGGATTCGACAACCACATTCTGGGTGACGGTCAACGGCACACCGCTGGTGAATACTCGGGTCACTGACAGAATGTCACCAATCTCCAAAGCTGCGATCTGTTCCTGTTGTGCAGCCGTCAACATGTTGACCAGAACCGAAGCCTCCGAGAACCTCACCTCCGGCTCACTGAACCTACCAACCAGGTTCGTAGCCAAAGCCGACCCAGCCGCAGCTGTATCCAACGGGATGTCAGTCAACGAGAAAGTCTTGATTCCGTACTCTGTTTGGCTGGCCGTACCATTCGCCACACTCGACACCGTGCCACCAGATATCTGTACCGTGGCACGGTTCACCACCGTCTCGGCACCATAAATGTTTGACAACGACTGGATCGGAATAGCACCCGTCGCAGTACCACCAAGACTTGCCACAGCCGTCCCAAACGAAGTGGACACACGCGCATCAAAGTTAATGTTCCCAGAACGGTCAGCAAACAAACGACCATCCTCAGCGAACTGCACAGCCTGCAAAGCAGCCAACGCATTCGTCGAATCCTCATAGGCAACCGTGCCACACGTTGCCACACCAGTAGAGATCGACCGCAACGCCGTAGACCAAGCCACCTCACTCCTGTTCAGAATGGTGTTGACTCGGGCTGAGGTGAGTTCAGCCGATGGGGTGAATCCTGTGAGTGTCGTTTGTGATAGTTGGGCTAACGCATCGACACCGAGGATGGTGGCTGTTGAGAGTTGTGGTTCGGCATAGTCGATGTTGAGGTCGTACACATATCCCGAGTACATCGCAGCTGTGCCAGCGGTGCCACCATACACCTGCACCTGGCGACGTGGAGCAATACCCAACGAACCCTGATACCAAGACGAGTCAGTATTCAGTGGATCAAACTGGCGGCCTGAAGCCTTGTCATCTGCAACGATGCTCAATGTTCCAGAGTTGAAAGTATCCAACTGGGTTGCACGACCACGATTGATGTTGACCGATTGAACATATTCGGTGATATCCACAAAGTCTGTGGAACCATCCAGCACATCAGTGCCATCAAGTAAAGATGAATCAAGTGTGAAAGCGTCAGCAAGAAAGCCAACATCCAACAACACCTTGACCGTTTCCCCCCACTTCATCACCTTCGCCATCAGCCGAATGTCCCCGTAAACGGGTTCCCTCCATTGTTCCTAGCACGACGATTCAGAATATCCTGAATCTCCTGAGCCACCTGATCAGGACTAGAAATCAAACCAGCATTCACCGAGATGTTTACCTGCCCAGGATTATCAGCAAACGTCGCAGCAGCAGCATTCCCAGCCACCGTCGAAGGGATAGAACCCGCGAATGTTGCCATCGGATTGTTGGCTGCGATCTTCGGATACAACTTCGCCAACTCACCTTGCTTCGCAATCGCATCATTCAAACGCTCCTGCGCCTCAGCCTCACGATCAATCGCATCAGCCACACGATCAACCGCCTCAGCCTGCTTAGCCTTCGCATCATTGACCGCAAGCAACGCCTCCTCATAAGCCTTACTACCATCAGTCGCACCAGACACAGCCTCATTCAACAACTGCTGCTGATCCTTCAACTCACCAGTCGCATCAGTCTGATCATCAGTCGCATCCTTCAACGACAACTTCGCCTCAGCCAACGCAATCTCAGCCTCACGAATAGCCTGAGGAGAAGACTCAGGATCCTTACGAACCTTCGCCAACTCCAACTCAGCATCCTTCACAGCAAACGTCGCCTGCTCAATCCGATACCCAGCCCGCTCAACCCCACGCTGAGCCTTATCCAAAGCCAACGCAGCTGCTTTCGCCTCCGGTGAATCAGCACCAAACCCAGCGGTCACCTGCACCAACCTTGCCTGCGCTGTGGCTAGATCAGCATCAGCCTGAGCCTTCGCCTCATTAGCCCGCTTGGAATCCTTCTGTGCATCAGTAAACGCCTTCGATGCTTTGGTAGAAGAACGCATCGCATCCGTGTACTTCTCCAACTTCTGCTTCGCAGTTTCCACAGCCTTAGCCGCACCAGTTGTCGCCTTGTCCTTGTCCTCTTCCTCTTTGATACCAGTCCGAATGACTTTGCCAACACGCTCAGCGTTCCGAACCTGCTGCTCAGTAGTCCTGTTGCTGGCAAACTTCAACGCATCCAACTCCAACCGTGCCGTCCTCACACCGTTAGCCAAATCCAAGAACAGTTGATCCGCGCCAGCAAGTTGCTCATCAATACGGTCACCGATGTTGCTGGCCGTTACACCAACAGCAAGAGACTTGAATGCACCAACAGCGTTGAATGACGCTGCACTAGCAATGACTCCAACTTGACCCAACTTCTCAATGACATCAGCCAAACTGCGCAAGAACTCAAGCGTGGCAATGTACGCACCTTTCATTACCTCAATCGCTTTGATACCGAAGTCACCCATAGCAGCAATCGCAAACTCAAACGCTCGACCAACACCCTTCTCACCAAGGTTCTCAGCAAACGCTGTGATCGCAGGAACAATGTTGTCGTTGATGAAGTTCACAAACTCTTTGAAGTAAGGCAACAACACCAACCCAACCTCGGTTGCGGCATCAGACAACGAAGCCTGCAAGATGCGCATCTGGTTGGCAAACCCTTCCGAGGTTCGAGAGAAGTCACCTTGAGCCAGGTTCGTGTCTTTGAGAATCAACGCATAGGCGGCCTGAGTCTTGGCGGTGATGTCGAGCGCACCCTTGCCGTCATACAATCCCATATTGAATGCTTCTTGTTTGAGGCGCACATCGTTGATGGCCACACCGAAACGCTTCAACGGTTCTGCCTCACCGGACAAACCTGAACGCAACGCCATGATTGCTTCCTCAATCGGAGTGTTGTTGAACGAAGCCAAGTCAGCAGCCAACGAAACCAATGTGACCGACATGTTTGCGGCTTCACCCTCACCAATGCCGAACGCTTGGATCAAGTTACCGAAAGTACCAGCAGCCTCCAACGCAGCCTGCTTCGTGATACCGAATGACGATGCTGAAGTCTTCGCAAAGTTGTCAACAATGAACGCCGAGTTCTTGAACACCGTGTTCACCTTTGACTGGGACTCTTCAAGATTTGATGCCTGTTGCACCAACTTGAACGAAGCCGCAGCAACAGCACCAGCCGCAGCAGTACCAGCAATCGCCATCGTCCTGAACGACGGGATCAGATTCTTCAGCGACCTGGCAACACCCTTCTCCAAGTTCGCTGACAAACCTGAGAAACTTCTAGCCATCTTGCCAACGCCAGTAGTCGCATCACTTACATCAGCAATAAACTTGACAACGAATGTGCGTTCACCAGCCATGCGCCGATTCTACTCGCCTGCCTCCAACCGCTGACGCAAAGCACGAAACTCTGTTGCAGCCGCCTGCCACTTCTCAGCACCTTCCAAACCTGTCCACGACCAAACCTTCGCAGGTTCATTCCAGAACTCTTCGCTCAACAGATACGATTCATGGCGACGCGCACGAGGCTGACGCACCTCCCGAGACTTGATCGGTCGAGGTTGCTCAACAACATCAAAACTGAAATCAGTATCCAACAACACACCATGACCCTCATGGAACTCAAAGGTTTGACCTGGTGCATGCTGAGGCAAATAGAACAACCGTGCAGGGTCTTTCGTTTGTGGGTCACCAACAAGGTTCAACCGTTCATGCAACCCCTGCCACACAGCCCGCCACAATGAAGCAGGCACACGCTCAGCCAAAGGCAAGACCAAGTGATAGTGAGGATCAGAATCAGAATGCGAATACGTCGAATACGCAAACCACTCCAACCCATCAAGCCTTGCCTCACGGAACGACTCACCGTCCATGTCCACCACCAACGCCTCAATGAACCGCACATTGCGATTCCCACGAGTGGTGCTTGGGTAATACTCAACCGGTGACCACAACGCGCCATCAGTCTTCGCAGCGTTCTCCTCATGGAACGCCAACAAGTCACGCAGCTGCTCCCAAGACGAAGCCAAGGGCTTCGGATAAATTGACTTCACATTCTTGAACAGAACCGCCATGACCACCTCCCTACCCTTGAGGGTAGTGGAATCCCAGCCGAAGTCAACTATCAGTCTGGAACGAAAACAATGCCAGTATCGGTCTGTTGGTAAACCCCACCCAAAGCCTTACGGGCTGCGGCTTCCTGCACCCTAGTATCTTCCAACTGTTTCAGAACTCGGTCAATGGCATCAAGATATTCTTTGGCAATATCCTTCTTGTGCTTCCTAACGGTAGGCCAGAAGAAGTAGCCTGCTTTGCCTCGATGCCGAAGGAACTGCTGGGTCTTCGGGGTTCTAGCACCACCGAACTCTGCACCAAAGAACACGTCACCCCTGGTCACCTTGCGCTTGCGTTTACGGTTCGGACGGGACTTGGAAACAAACCCCGACTTCGTAGACAGAACCGCAGCAGGCAACGAGTTGAATGTCCTAGCTCGCATACCCTTCATGACCTCAGTTGCCTGACGGTTACGGGTCACTGAACCTGCCTCAAACTTGGCGGCCACAACCAACAAATTGGCAATCGCAGTGGAAGCCTTGTTGGCTTCTTTCCTGAAGTTCTGATCGGTTTTGGCTAGGTCACGAATGAATTGGGTGATACCA